TGCGCATCGTCAAGCCCAATACGCGCAGCCGCCTGGTTGGCATAGTCTTTGTTTTCAACTGCTTTTGGATACTCGCTGTATCGTGTGCTGGTAGCACCGACCGCGTTCGCAGGCACACTTTCGCTGCCGTTCAGCGGCTGTTCCTTCACCACCTGCCGCGCACTATTCGCAGTTCCCATACCGGGAACAGGTTCACTCACTGTCTCCGCAGTCTGGTTCAACGCGGGGATGTTATCTCGCTCCAAAAGCCGCTGCACATAATCTGGTGCGTCTCGGTCAAAGGACTGCACATCCAGCCAATCCGCAAAATCCTCTGCGCCAATCTGTGTATCGCTCGGGCCGTCCAAAATTCTATCGCGCAAATAATCACTATAGGCGGCAGCTTGGTCGCTGTCAACAAGCGGTGTTGCGTTGCTGGCATCCACGGCTTTCAGTAAATCATCTACAGACGAACCGTTTACGCCAACGCCCATCTCGCCAAGTTCTTGCATGGCGGTGTCGTAAGGGATACCGTCTGTCATAGAAAACTTGGTGCCATTCTGGATGTTGTATTGCTGGATATTTTTCAGCCCGCTGGTATACAAAATATCCCCCGCCGCCTTTTCATCAAGTCGGATGGGGGTACGTTTCATATATTCGCGCAGTGCGTTTGTCGCTTCGTCCAGCGGTTCCGCAAAGTCGCTTTCTTTTACAAGCCCTGCCGCAATGTTGGCTGCTTCTTCTGCCATACCTTCCCGGCTGGCGCCGTTCTGCATCTGGTTATACAGGTTTTCAATACGGCGGGTATAAACGCTCTGGCGTCCCTTCCCGGTTATTGATTTTGCCCACTCAGCCACTTGCGCAGCGCTTTTTGCATCATTGCCTTGTACTCCTCGTCCGAGCACACTCGCGGTGCTATTTTGCCCTCCTTCAGCTGCTTGTCCAGAAATCCCATCTCCAAGGTTTCCGGGTTGCAGTTCAGTGCTTGCGCGGCTGTCAGCGATGCCGGGAACGTCTGCGCGAACGCCTGCTCCCAAGTTGTCATTTACAACACCTCCGTTTACTTCATTGTAGGCTTTCGCAGCCTGCGCGTCAATCGGCAAACTGTCCGAATTTTGCAAAGCGAGTTTAGCTTCATCTCCGATCTCCTGCTGGCGCTGCAACACGGCGCGGCGCAACTGTTCGGCTTCTTTTTCCTGCGCGCCGTTCAAATTGACCTGCCCGCGCAGTTTATCCAGTGTATCAAGTGCACTGCGATTGGCCGCGTCTGGCGTATTCATCTGCTGCAATTGCGCAGCAAGCCCGGTTGTGCCGTTGGCTTCCGGCTGCACAATGTTTCTTGCCGGTACGGATTTCTGCACATCCTGCGCGGCATCATCAGCCTGCTTCAAGGTGTCCTGCGCAGCGTCACCCGCTGTGCCTTTCAGCCGGTTCAGCACCGCGCCGCCCACTTCCGGGATGGCGTTAAACGCAAAGTTCTGCGCAACGTTGCCCAGCGTGTTCAGCCCGATCTGCCCGGGTGTCAGGGCATTGTCTACCTGCTCCCCGTTCTTGATGCGGCTCTGCTGGTCATCGTAGGTCTGCAAATCGTTCACAAGGCTGGGGACGGTATCCAAAACGGTATCAGCCGTCTGGTCGGTCAAAATGCGCCCCAGCGCTTCACCGGCGGCTGGCGTGGCAAATCGTCCCAGTACGGGCACCTTGCTTGCCGCACCTGCCACCTTGCCGCCCACCTTGCCCATCGTCTCCGCAAGCGGCGTGCCTTCCATCAGGTTATTAAACAAATTGTATTGCGCCGCCTTGCCGGCCATTGTACCAGCACCGGCAGCAATGCGGTTCTGCTCCTGGTAATTTTCCAGCGTTTGCAATGTATCGGGGATAACACCGTTATCGATTGCTTCTCCATATTTCCCGTTGGTAGCTTTGTTGCCATAATCTTTAATGGCGCTGTCAACCTGTTTCAAAAATGGCACAGATGTCATCAGGCCGGAGGTAAACGCCTGCATATCCTGCCCCAGCCCGTACAGGTCGGCTTTTTGGTTCATGCGGGCAAGTTCCTGCCCCTGTTTGTTATAGTCATCCAGCGAAAGTTCGCCGGCCTGCACCTGCTTGTACAGGTCTCCGGGTTTCAGGTTATATTCCTTTACCGCCTGGATTTCGGCACCCGTCAGCTTGCGTCCCGGGGCAGCCAGCTCGGCGCGGTAATCAGCATCGCTCTGCAATTTTTTCAGCGCAGCGGCAATATCCTCCTGTCGGCTCTTGTAGTCGTTGCGCTTGTTCTTTGCAGCCTGCGTTTCTGCCGCGCTGGGGGCACTCCCTGCGGCGGCGTAACTGCTGCCGATAACTTTCCCGCCCCGCGTCACAGCGCGGCTCTGAGCGGGCTGTGCGGCGTTCACGCGGCCTGTCCCGTTTCGCTCGGCATAACTCTTTGCAGCGGTCGTGCGCGCGCCTGCTTTCTTCGCTTCCAGATACTTCTCCTGCGCGCTCTTTTCCTTTGCCTTTTCGTTCTCTGTCTTGGGTTTTTCCGTGTCATCTGCTTTCGGCTTGTTGCCAGCCGTACTTCCTGTCGTGCCGTCAGTACTTGCACCGCCGCCAAACAAGCTATCCAGCGATGTATTGCTGCCGCTGGCATCGTCTGTGCTGCTCGTACTGCTGCTTTTTTTGCTGGACTTTTTACTTCTGGATTTCCCGGAACTTTTCGCCGCTGCTTTCGCCGCTTTTTCTGCCGCTTTCTGCTCCGCTTCTATCTGCTTTTTCGCCAGCTTAAAATTGCTGATAGCGGTGTTCTGCGCATTGTCGGCACTCTTTATAATGCCGTTCAGCACGTCAGCGCTGTAATCTTTCAGCGCAGGCAGCGTTTTGTCGGTAGCGTTCATAATGGCACTGCCACGGCTCTGGGCGCTTTGCTGCGCACTCCGCCCGCCGCTAACCGTGGTAGCGTTTGCATTCTGGTAATTGTTCAGGTAGGCATTTACAAGCGCTTCGGTGCGGCTTCTCATTTTAGCCATCAGGTGTCCTCCTTATGCTAAAAAAGCCGCCCATTGCGGGCGGCATAGTCTTAAACGTATTCCCACTGCCCGGTCTGGGCATTATAACGTGCTGTCGTGGCGGGCACGCTGCTTGCCATATCGCCGTAGCCTTGCAGCAGGCTGATAAGGTTCGCTGTGTTCCCGGCTGTCAGGTTCTGTAAGGCAGTCTGGTACTGGCTCAAATCCGCTGCCGCGCCGCTGGCTCTCTGCTGCTCCAGCTGTGCCATGTTGTTTTGATAGGTGTTCAAAAGGTTTGCAAGCTGGCTCTGGCGTTCGGTTTCCAAATCGTTGCGGGCGTTGTTGTAGTTGTTGTACATACCGGCGGTCGTGGTCTCGCTTGCACCGCCGTTCAGCCCCTGCGCACTTAGGCTCTGCTGCAAATTCTTTCTTTGCAGCATTCGGTTAATGTAAGCCTCCTGCAACGCTTTGCCTGTCGCATCGTTCACCTGCCCGGCAGAAAAGTCGTAATTGGCTCTCTGCTGTGCAGCGGCTTTCTGGTATGCTTCTTCGCGGGCTCTCCGCTGCGCTTCCTGCGCGGCACGCAGCTGTTCGGCGGCAGCATTCTGCGCGGCAAGAATGGCCTGCTGTGCCTGCTGCCAAGCACTCATACCGCTGTTGGTCGCGGCAGGCGCTGCCGCTGCTGCACTTGCCGCACTGCTGGTACTGCCACTGTATCGATTTCTACTGCTGTATCCACTGCCATTAGAGCTGCTACCAGCATTACTGCTGGCGAATTTGTTACTGCCAGTGGAATAGTTGCGGCTGCCGCCGTACTTGTTGGCCGTTGTCGTGCCCGGCTTCACATAATAATCCTTCGTAGAACCTGTTACTGGTTTCGGCATAAAAGCGCCTCCTTACTCATCCTTCTTGTTCTTGCTTTCGGTCTGCGTGCCAAAATAAAAGGCCACAACCATTGTTACAATGGTCATGACCGTGTCAGGCTGTAATTCGCTCTGCAATGCCAGCACCGCAAAAACCGCAACTACCACCAGCGTTACAATGGTTTTTACCTTGATAAGCGCTGCCAGATTTTTCAAAAAATCGCCCATAAATATACACCTTCTTTCAGCCGATCAGATGCTTTTGCAAGGCTTCCTTTGCTTTCTGCATCTGGTCAATGTTGTTTCCGTCAAGGTTGTGGTCAAGCAGGGCAAGCAGCGCCTGCATGGTCACATGCTGCCCATCGCCCATGCGGTCAAGCCGCAATTTTTCGTTTTTCAAACGGACCTCCATAGCGTTCACCCGCGCTTCTAACTGGGTAATGCGTTTGTCCTGGTCGGTCTTCGGCTTTTTTACTGCGTTGATTACTTTGCTGATAGCCACGCCCCCGGCATACAGTCCGGCAGCAGCACCCGCTGCGTAAATCAAAAACGCCCAGGCTTCCGCAATCGTAAACGAAAATACGTGCTGCATCGGCATCACACCTCCGCCCATTCAGATTTGTACAGCCCGGCATCCGTCAGGCCGCGTTCCTTGCACAGCAGGTAGATTGCGTCGGCATCTCCCTGTGATACCGGGCCGATGGTGATCGTTTGCAGTTTACCCGTGCTTGCGGCAGGCTCCTCCGCCTCCGGCTCACTGCCATACGTGCCAGCCGCGTTGGGGATACCCGCATAAGCAGTGGGGTCAAGCCCTCTGCTGCTGGCCTTTGCCCTTATCTCAAAGTGGCAGTGCGTCCACGTCCCTGCGGCGTTGCCGGTCTGCCCAACGATGGCCAGCACATCGCCGGTCTTTACACGCTGACCGACCTTGACAAGCAGCTCTTTGCAGTGGCAAAAGTACAAAAAATTCACGGCATCGGGGGTCTGGTTGGCATCCAGCTGCACACATACGTACCATCCCCACTCCCATGTGAGGTTGCTCTTGTCCGTCACAATGCGGGCCGTTTTGACCACGCCGCTGATGCTTTTGCCGTTGTAGCTGGGCATGCGGATTTTGTCATCATCCAGCCCGCCGATGTCCAGCCCGCCGTGCCAGGTTTTACCCCCGCCCCGCGTCCATCCCCACCGGCTGTATGGATATTTTACAAGGTTGCGTCCTTTAAAAAGCATATAAATCACGTCCTCTCATTAGTCAGCTAAAGCCCTCTTTAGCTGACTGTCTCTGTATCATCTGTGGCATCTTCTTTGCTGTCCTTAGCGTCCAGAGCGTCGTAGTACGCCTGTGCCAGAGTCTCCACCTCTGCAATGTCGTCCTCCGTCAGCAGGCCGCTGTCCAAATGACTGTAAGCCTTGTCAAGCCAATAGGCCACATCTCTGCCTGCGGCGATTTCCCGCTTGATGGAGCGCAATGTCAGGTCGTGCCGTGCTTTACTTTTGATAGCCATAATGTATATCTCCTTTTAGGTGGTAGTCATGGATGCCATGGCATCCTCAAGATTTTTGACGACGCGGTTTACGTCCCGCTGATATTCCAGCTTTACCCCTGCGCCGTCGCTCGCTTGCACAACGGTGTCGGGCGCGTAAGCGGTGATGGCTTTGTAGGCGGCAATTTCAGCAGGGGTGAGCGGGGTTTCGATAGGAGTGCCGAGAACGTAGAATAAAATGTATTCTCCTTCTTCCGGGTTTTTAGCGCCAATGGGAATAAAAACCTGCGCATTGTTTGTATCTACATAAAAGTGAATGGTATCGTTAGTAAACGAAACTAAATATGGCAATCTATTGCATAGGGCTTTTGCTGTATAATCTTTACCTTTGAGTGGCAACCGAATCGAAAGTCGTTTTGTTGCCGCAAGGTTAGTGGCGCCTGTAATTGTACAGGTTGACAAGTCTACAACGTTCACCCTCTGCACCTTCACCCCTCTCTCCAAGTCCACCTCGTCGCACACCCACTGCTGGCCGTTTTGGTCAGTGTAGTTGCCACCGGACGTGACAGGGATGCCGGGCAAGCCGTTGGGAGTGGGAAGCGTAAGGAGCTGTTCACGATAGGGTTCATAATCGGGAGATGATGCGTTCCATGTCATGCACACGTTTTCACTGGCCATATCTTCTAACAAATAATGAAACTTTGTCGCGTTCGCTTTAAGCGCAATACTTTTTTCAGCACTACCCTTATCAATACCAAACCACTGCTGTTCATTGTTTTCGCCAATGAATAAGATGTTTCCGCCTTGCGAAACAAAATCGCCTTTGAATACTAAAGTTATCTGTGTGTTTTTCTTGACAAAGCACTCGACAACGTCACGTTTTTTATGTTGGACGGAATCCGATTCTTCCCCGTCACTTTCACCGCCACGCTCCCATCATCCCCTGCACTTACGATAGGCACAGGTGCATCTGGCGTAGGCGTACCGTCCTGCGTGCTCTTGCCGTACACGGTCAGGCCGCACAGCGGCGCAGAAAAGGCATCGTCACAGCTTGCCGGGTTGCCTGTCTCGCTGCCAACAAGCACATTCTGGCGCTTCTTCAGCGCAGCGGTATCTTCCTTTAGCTGACTAACGTCTTCTCTGATTTGTGGGTAGTCTTCGGGGATTTCTCCCGGAGGCCCCTGCGGGCCGGGGTCACCTTTTGGGCCTTTAGCCGATACACCGGTGTCGGTATCTCCAACCCACCAGTTGCCGTTTTCGCCAATGTAGGGTGTCAGGCCGTCCTCGCCGTCTTTACCTGCCGCGCCGGTGGCTTTCACGCCAAGGGATACCCATGTCGCGCCGTTGTCATACGAAACTTGCCACAGATTATCCTCGCCAATTTTCAGCTGCGGTGTTGTGCCTGTCTCGCCCTTGTCACCTTTGGCTCCGTCCTTGCCGTTAAACTTGCCGTTATCAGCATCATCTCTAACGCTTTGAGCAATGTCTTTTGCGTCAGTGGCGAGTTTCTTGGCTTCGGCAGAGTTCACATTTGCGGTCTGTGCTTCCGTAAGAATCTGTTCTACGACACTCGGAGTAGGCTCTGCCGGTTCTGTACCGTTTGCATTTGAGTGTTTCCTTACGATGTACTCAACATCGGCAGAAATGCGCTGTACGCCGTTTGCAAGACCTACAAACACAATCGTTCCAACGCCGTACAAATCAGCCGTAGCTTCCTTTGGAACTTTAATAACGCCAGTAACGGAATCGACAACAACTTGAACAGGCTTCTTGTTAGGGGGATTAAATGTCGCAATTACGCTTAAATTCTCCCAATTTTGCGCTTTAACGATTTGAAGTTGTTCCTCTCCGTAACTGTCAAATGTACCGAGTTCCAGCTTTTTACCGTTGTCTGTGGTGGCATTGTAGCCATCAAGTTTAATAATTTGCATATTATTTCACCCATTCAGATTTGTAAAGGCCCTGCTCGGTAAGTCCGAGTTCTTTCGCTGTGGTGTAGATTTTATCTGCATCACCTTGGGAAACGGGGCCAATGGTAATCATCTGCAACTTTGACTTAGCAGGTTCATCCTGTACAGGCTGTTCGGGAACTTCAATCTCGGAATCGTACACGCCAACGGCGTTTGCAAATCCCATGTATTGAGTAGGGTCAAGACCTTTGCCAGTAGAAGAAGCTCGAATCTCGAAGTGGCAGTGCTTGTAAGGCGGGTTTGCCAGAGCGGCGTTGCCAGTGTTACCCATGATTGCAAGAGCATCACCAGTCTTGACTTTCTGGCCAACTTTCACGAGCAACTTCTCACAGTGGCAGAAATACAGGTAGTTCACGACATCGGGAGTCTGGTTTGCATCCAGCTTAACGCAAACATACCAGCCCCACTCCCATGTTTTATTGCGCTTATCTGTGACTTGTCTCGCAGTTACAACAGTGCCGGAAATGGACTTTGAACCGTAGCCAGGCATGTGAATGGTGGAATCATCCAGACCATCAATGTCAGCGCCACCATGCCAAATTTTACCGCCACCACGAGTCCACCCCCAGCGAGAATAACCAAAGCGGATTCGATTTCGACCATCAAACAGCATAAAACGTCACGCTCCTTTTATTTATTTAATGAAATAAATTGCGACAACAACGCCCTACAATCTGACTTTAACCGAATCGCGCCACTTTTCCGGCACTTTGTCCAGCGTAATCAGACCGCGCCGGATGCAGCAGATATAAAACTGTACCATCTCACTCACCTCCGGCCAGCATTTGGGCCAGCTCTAAAATGGCCGCCGCGTTTGCGTCCACCTGCTCCTGCAAGGTGGGCTTGCTGCTTTCTGCCTGTTCCGCCTCGGTGTAAGCGTGGTAATATTGGCAGTCCTCGTACACGTCATGGGCAGGAATGATGCGCATAAGACCCTGCGGGTTCTCCTCGGTGACAGTGCCCTGCATCACTTCCCGGCTCTCCGGCACATGCTCAGCAACCCGCCTGGCGGTGTAGAGATAGCCCGCTGACAGGTCGGGAGAGGTCAATTCCTCGTTGGTGATTTCATCGTAGATTTTCATTTTTTTATCTTTCAGCTCCTTTTTGTTGAATTCTTGGTGTACAAATTAGAGCAATATAATTGCATTTACGCCAACATATTCGGCAGTTCTGTATACGGCAATGCGATAATATTTATGCTTACTAGGATTTAGGCACATATTGATTTTATCGCCAAGCATCGGCAACTGTGCGTAACTATTGTTTCGGATATTAACTGCATCATCAACTTTGGTGAAATTTGTGCCATCATTCGAGAAATAAAGTTCAGCACTTGTTGGCCCGTTCACACCGTAACTGCTATAATTAGGGCCAATAACAAAAACAGCATGTACAGCCGTCGGTTCTGGCAATTCGATGTCAATCTGCCCATCTTTTCCAGAACCAAAATGGCATACGTTTTCGTTGTACCCGTTTTCCATCCAGTTATAAACGCGATAATTGTGGTTAAACATATACCAGGCGGCTCCAGCGCTAGCATCATTTCCGCTTAAAGACTTCATGCTAACTTTATAACCGTTTTGTGAATTAGAGCTCATTGCCGGAATGATATTTGTCATTTCAGTACTTTTTTTAGATGTCCCGCCTCCCGGAACCCTCGGTGCTACTCCCATCAGCAGTACCCCCGCGCAGCACATGCCGCAGTTTTCTTACAATGTTTCATGCTAAACCTCCATCAAGTCGTAATCGACCACCGGGCGTTGATCTCTGCTGTTGGCTTTTCCTGTACATACACGGTCACGGTGCCATAGCCGGTCACAGATAAGCCATCATCGTTGATGGCATCTTGTACCTCGCCCAAAATCTCATCCGTAGCGATAACGCCTGTCTTGATAAACTGGATTCCGCTTGTAAAGGTACTGCCAGCGGTCACCGTTGGTGCACCGCTATTGTCCGGTACCAGCGTGGCCGTCTGCTTATAGGCAAAGCCGCTGTAAGGCTCGGTGCCGGTGCAGGCTGTCCACCCATCCAGCGTCAGCTTGGCGGTGTACATGGCGGCCGTGCCCTCGATGGCCTTGAAAATGTCCTTCCTACGGTTCTGCGGGTCATAGGTGCTTGCCGCCATTTTCCCGGACGTTTGGCTGGTGATAAGTTCTTTTGCTGTGCTCTCATCCAACGCGCCAACGTCATCAGCGGTAAGCACAATAGCTTTGCCGCTTTTACCGTTTACGCTCTGTACAAGTCCGGGGTCTCCCTTTTCGCCCTGCGGCCCCTGCGGGCCGGTAGGGCCTTGCTCACCGCGCAAACCCTGGATTCCCTGCTCACCTTTTTCGCCAGGCTCACCCTGTACGCCCTGTTCACCCTGCGGGCCAGTTTCACCCTGCGGTCCGGTAGGTCCCTGCGGACCAACAGAGCCGGTAGGCCCCTGTGGTCCCTGCGGGCCAGTAGGACCTTGCGGGCCTTGCAGCGTTCCAACAGATACCCATGCTCTCTGGTCAACGTCCCACAAATACACAACGTTGTTGTCAGCCGTTCCAACCGCGTAAGCATCTCCAGCCACGCCGGCTGGGTGTGCAGCTTTCAGTGCGGAAAGCGTGGCATACAAGCCTTTCACAACAAAGCTGGAACCGTCGCTTCCCTTTTCGCCTTTTTCCCCTTTCGGTCCGGTAGGACCTGTTGCGCCCGCCGGGCCTGCTGGGCCGGGGTCGCCCGTTGCACCGCGTAAGCCTTGTGCGCCCTGTGGGCCTGCCGGGCCAATAGGCCCCTGCACACCCTGCGGGCCTTGCGGTCCTACCGGCCCCTGGGGGCCTTGCTGCCCTGGGTCGCCTTTTCTCGCCTGAATAACCGTGTAAAGCCCCGTATCGGTAACGGTGGCCCCCAAAAACTGCATGCGGTTTCGCTGCGGCATTTCATTGCCGGTCTCGTCAATGATTAAGTGCCCGCTGCTACCTGTCGCCTGCCAGGAAGTTCCGTCATCGCTCGTTTCAACAACGCGGTCGCTGTTTACACGGATATAAAGGCAGCCGCCGCCGTTATGGGTTCTTTTATCCAAATCCATCCCGTTCAGCCCGTCAATCAGGGCATTTAAAACAGGGATAATGACTTCACGCGGGATTTCATCCATTTTTTTCTGCATGTCAGCAGTGCTTAAACCGGGCGTATCTGGCATGCCAATGTTTCCCTTATTCTGCAAATCGGAATCGCTAATTTTTTTAAAGGCCACAATCTCACCCCTTAAAGTTTCCGTTTTCTACAAATTCAACGGCAATCTGCATCAATCCAAACGGTTCATTTAACGTATCGTTTACAAACCGGAACCTTGCCTTGTCTACCCGTTTAATCCTGATTTTGTTGTGCAGCGTTCGCGCCGTCTGGTCGTTGGAATAAGTAAAGCGTGAATAACGCAGCTGATGATAACTAAAAAATCGTGCGTGGGTATTGTCGTTCCAGATGTTTGACCATATGCCGCGCTTCATTGCGTATACCGCAACAGAAGTAACAACGCTCGGTGCCATCTGCAAGGCCAAATAACGGAAACTCTTATTTTTATAAAATAATGCACCGGCCAAATCCGGGGTTTCCCATTCCGCAGAAATCGCAGCACCGTCATCATTGTAGCTTGTAATCTCGTTTGGGTCAGTGTAAAACTCATATACTTTGCCATTGTCTGCCCCAAAAAACAAATTGGTGCCATCTACCCACATGACCCGCGCTGGGATATTCGTCTCATAAAAACAGACATATTGCCGGGTCGAGTACGGCTCGTTTTTGTTTGTGCCCAAGTTCTGCTGCCCGTCCAAAATATAAGCAACGCCGTTCAGGCACAGCCAATACATATCCTTGTACACACAGGCATAGGCATCTGCTTTATTCGTCTCATCCAGCAGCTTTCCATTCATGTAGTAGCTTCTGTTCTGACTGAACCGCTCACCTACAATATCGCTGGGGGTGATAGCGTAAATCCCTAAATTGGTCAAAAAAACAGGCTCATTGGCGCAGTAGGCAAAGCTGTATTTTGCAATCGCGCCGGGGCCTTGTATCGTGTTGGTAATGGGGAAAGCCGGTTCGCTGTCAACCAGATTGCCCTGCCGTATCACAACGTTTCGGTCAGTCTCGTGTTCGTCCTTATGGGCTGCAATGCGGTTCTCAATGATAGAGTAGCCCATAATGGCACTTTTAGCCGTGCCCAGTTTGCTGTAGGCGGTGTCCGGCCAATAGGTCAAGTCATACTGTCCGCTGTACCAGTCCTGGTTCGGATAATCCGGGTTGCCGCTCAAAAACAGGCGGTCTGCTGCGCCGTTCACACCAAACAAAATGCCAATGCAGCATTTGTTGATTCGGTCGGCATAGCCATCTACCGTTCTGGTTGCGGTGATCTCGATGTTGTCCTCGCCCTCAACCGGGCTTTTCTCTGGTGCTGTGCTGAATGTAACAACCCCTGTTGCTTTGTTGCAGCTAAACCCGCTTGTCACATCTTCCCATTCTCCGCTGCTGTTCAGCTTACGTACAGTTACGTCCGCGCTGTCCAGTCCCGAAAAACTAAGATGATACTCGGTAGCTTTTCCATCGCTGGCAAAAAGTTCTTTGAACTTCGGCTGCAACAGGTTCAGCGCTTCGTATTCCTTGCCGCCGCCCTGCGGTGGTTTGGCAATCGTCAGCGTCGGGATTTTTGCATCGTCACTGGCTTTTTTTACAGTTTCGCCGTCATATACCAGCAGGCACTTTCCGTCGGCAATAAACAGCTTATCGTCCATCTGCCAGCTTTTGCTGCGGGAATCTGCCATGTCGCTGTACAGCGCATTGCCCACTTCCTTGCCGCCCTCCGGCAGCTCGTATAGTGCCGTTCCCGCATGGATAAGGCTCTTGCCCTTTAGCTCGTGGAAACCGTTCACACGGGCCGGAAAAGCCGCTCGCAGCTTATATCCCATCCGCTTGCGCACCTTGCCGGGTTCTGACCGTATCATGTTCTGCGCGTTGGGGCTTTGGCTCACGCTTACATTGGCGGTGTTGCTGGTGTAGTCAATGCCAAGCAGTTTATCAATCGCCAGTTTGCTGCGGGCAACCTGGCTGGGTATCGTAAAGGTAGCCATGCTTACCACCACCCTGTATTGCTTGTAAAGCTTTCCTTACTTACGGTTCTCGGGTTCGTCAGTCGTTCAAATGCTGTCTCAAACTCGTTGCGGTAGTAAGTGGCAATGGCAATGTCATCATCCTTGTATAGCTGGCTGGCAATGTACAGCGGCAGCAGTACAACGGCATCGTCCGGCAGGTCGATTTCTTTTGTGTCCGGCGTTTCCAGCGTCAGCGTTGCGGGCTTGGCATCGTAGAAAAACTCAAACTCGCCCTCAAAATCAGCCGGAAAAACCAGGTACTTGCCGCCGTACAGCTCCACCCCGTCTACAGGTTCCGGGGTATCGTCCACCAGTTTGTACACCTCTTTAGCGCCCATCCGCCAGTAATCCGGCACCTCATAGGCCAGATTCACAGTCAGCTTTTCGCCCTTGTCTTTGTCTACCGTGTAGCTTTTGCGTAAATACCGCCCGGCAGTGCAAATCATTTCAATGGCTTCGTTGGCTGCCTGCGGCATCGCGTTTAAATATTCTTTTGTCGCTTCGTCGGGGTTCGAGATGTCTGTGCCGTCACTGGCGAACATCTTCTGCAAGGATGCCAGCTTGATCTGTTCCCATGTCATTTGCATTTACCCCCTGGTTCATTATGGCCTGCATCTGCTGCTGTTCACTAAGCCGCTGTCGGATATCCGCCAGCACAGTAGCCGAATACGGATAATTGGTATTGCGCAGCCACGTCCAATAAGTGCGCTGGCTCTCCAAGTCGTTGATGGGGCCAAACGCGCCAGCCTGGTAATCCACCTTTGCCATATCCCACAGTCGTTCCCGGTTGCTGGCAAGGTTGCTGGCCGGGTCTACCTCAAAGATGAATTCATCGTTCCAATACAGTTCCCCGGCAGCGTCGCGCTTCAAAAAGTCGTTGCGGTCAAAGTGGCCGAACTGCTGCTCCCCGTCCGTGTCGGTCTCGGTCATGGGGTACGGCTCGTCCGCATAGGCCAGCAAGTACTCAAACATAAGCCGGTACAGCCGGGCGTAGGCGTTGTTCTTCATCTCACGCTTGCTCTGCAAACGTCCGGCGCTCTGGTTCGCACTAAACTGCTTTGCACTGCCGGAAGTAGCGGAGCTGTCGTACTTGCCCTGGAAAGCATCGGTAATACCCAAAGCAGATTTCGCCCAGTTATAGTTGTACTCCAACATGTTCTGGTCATTCTGCACATTGGGCTGCACATTGATAACACTGATAAGATTTGCCTGGCTTGGGTTCTGGATACGCAAAATCTTTAACTCATCGTCGCTCTTGTCAACATCCACACCGTCCGGCAAGGTGACATAGCTGCCGCCTTTCAGCAGCTTTTCCTGGATTTTTGTGCCATATTTGTTAATGGCCTGCTGCTGGTCAGAGATAATATCCACATCGCTTACACCCAAAAAGCGGTCAGCTGCCGAGATATTGATTCTCTCAATGATTGGGAATCCGTGCGGTTTATAGGCGGGGATTTCGGTTGCTTCCAGTTCACCGGGCATCATGATCATCTCGCCGGTATCGTTGTCCAGTTGCATACTGCCATCCGGGTTCAAAATCGGCATATCCTCGCCGCGTGTCTGCGCCGGGATGGTCTCGCCGTCGCTCATCACCAAATCCTGTGTCAGGGTAATGGTCTGTACCGGGGCTTCTTTAAATCGTTTGTTTCCGCAAACGCATACATCCCCTACCCGCTTGCGTCCGCACTTGGTGCAAACCTCGCTGGTTCTGGCGTAATAGTCCGGGTAATTCTCTAAAATCTGGTCGCCGCACCAGCTCAGCATGCCCACTGTGCCCTTATCATGCTTGTAGTACACAATGTTCTGGGTCACAACACCGCTGGCCGTGCTGGCATCGTTGCCGCGCACCTCCGGGGCATCTTCGGTGTCTGTGTCAATTTCTACGCCGTATTTGTTCTCCAAAGCCTCTTTGCTCTTGCTCATCTGCAAAAACACATAGTCCATATCTTCCAGCCGATATACACCCGGCTGCGGGATGACCTGTCTCGGATGGCGTAAATTAACTTCCACATCGCCCAAAGTGCAGTGATATCCGGCAACCGGGTTCCATTCCACATGGAAAAAATCGCCGCCCTGGATGGTCACGGTTCTCTCGCTGCTGTCGTTCATCTCTGGGATAGGCATCCGTCGAATCTCGTTTCGCAAAAGATTCTCGATTTTCCGGGCCTTTTCCACATCCTCTGCATGGATGGCCGTTACCTTCGGCTGTGGGATACTGGTGTCCACTTCGCTTTCGATCAGCTCATACACCACATTCCGCACATTGCTTGCCTTCTTTTTGGCTCCCTGGATAGTGTGGCTCCCGTAATACATATCCTCGCGCCGCTGCATGGCTGCAAGCTCTGCACTGTATCGTGCTTTTGCGGCAGATAACTTGCCCTGCCATTTTTCCAGCAGCTTTTTGTCTTTATCGTCGTTCTTCTTCATTGTTCACTCCTGTAGGGTCATGCCCCCGCAAATGTGATAAAAAGCGGTCCTGCCTAAGCAGGGCCGCTGTGCTTATGCTTTCTTGGGTCTGCCGCGTTTTACTTCCTTGGTTTTCTCTGCCAGCTTGGCATCATAGCTGCCGTCGGCGTTTACCGCCACAACCACATAGGTCAGCTTGCCCTCGGTAAAGGTATCGCCCGGCTGCAATCCTTTCGGGGCCATATCAGGTCAACTCCGTACCGGCAGCGGCGCCTCCGAGCAGGATGTGCCGCCAATCGCCAAAACCGACGCTGAAACGGCAGCGGCAGCTGGAGATCAGGTTCTGGGTGCGCACATCCACATCCTGCTCAATTTCCAGCGGGGTACGGTCGTAGAACATGTTGCCCATCAGGTCTTTGTTGGCCTGGCTGGACATGATGATGTATGGCTCGGTGCCATCTGCGCACTGCCAATGGTGGTCAACTACAAGCTTCCACATGCCCTTGTTCACGTTTGCATCGTTGTAGTTGCTGCCAACCTGCTGGTCACTGTTGATGATCTTCTTGCCCAGCGTAATCAGGCGGTAGGCGTTGCCGGGCACGATCAGGGTATCGAAGGTGTAGCCCATCACATGGCCGGTGGCGTTTTTAAAGTTCATGCCAATGTTGGCAAGGCGGTTCAACATGGCATCGTCATTGCCAAAGGCATTGGTAAACACGTTGGACTGGGTCGCAACGCCGGTCAGGCCGGTGTGTGCCTTGTCAAACAGGGCAAGGCCGTCGGCGGTGGTGCTGTCCAGTCCGGTCTTGCTGCCGTAGGTAAAGGTCTTGGCGGCACTGGTCAGCGCGTTGCTGCCAAACTCTGCACGGCTGCGCTTGTAGGAGCGTACATTGGCGGCTGCCTTGGTAGCAGCAATGTCAAACTGCAAGTCCTCTTTCATGGTCTTGGTGACTTCAAACAGTTTCTTGAACTCGCTGTGGGTAATCAGCTTGGGTTCCGTCTCTTTCAGGGTATCGGCCGGGGCTTCTGCGCCCTCGTCCACAACCTCAAAGTTGCCAAAGGTAGACAGGCCCGCGATCTTCTCACCAAAGCGCTTGGACTTCTTCACGTTGAACAGGGCATTGACAAGCTCGTCGTCGTTGTTCTTCTCGTTGTCGGTGTCCTTCATCTTCATCTGGATCATGTCGGCCCATTCGTTCCAATAATCATTGGCTGCGCCGCTGGATTTACTAAAAATAACTGCCATTTATCGTGGCTCCTTTCAAATCGAGTTATAAAGTTTCTGGATTTCTGCGTCGGATTTGTCCGGGAACGCTTCTTTCGCAAGGTTCAGCATGCTTTCGCTCATTACCTTTTGGGTTCCCGGCTGCGCCTGCCCATCGTGGGCGGCAAGGTGGTTCTTTCCTTTGGCAGCATTGATAGCCGCCTGTTTGCCCGCTGCCTGGCTGGCCTGCGTGGCCCTGCCAAAGTTCACAGCCTTATAGGCCGTCACCATGTCAAGCCCCTTTTCTTGTACAAGCTGTACAATTTTGTCAAAACCGTTCAGTTTTTCCAGGTCGTTTACGGTCTTCAAAGCCGGTTCCAGCTTTTGCAACTCGGCAAAATCGCGGTTAAACGCGGTTTCTGCCTGCTCGTTTACCTGCTTCTGCTCCAATTCCTGCACCCGGGCGTTCAAACGGCGCTTTTCCGGGTCATTGGCAAGGATCTGGCGCAGGGCTTCCTGCTGTTCCCTGCTCTGGTTGGCCGTCATACGGTCGATGGCTTCCTGGCGGCTCTGCTCCGCCTGGGCATCCATTGCGGCAAAGTAGTCATCCAGTGTCGCAATGTTCTTGCCTGTGGCGGGGTTTTTGTACTGTCCAAAACGCTGCGCGATCTGCCTGTCGATTCTTGCCTGTGCCTCTCGCTCGCTGCGCTTGCGGGCAATGGCCCAAACTGAATCGGGGATTTCCGGCTCTTTCGCCGGTTCTTCTGCAGCAGGTTCTTCCACCTGCTGCGTAGTTTCTTCCACAGCAGTTTCTTCCAGGTTGGGTTCAGAGTCGGCTACGCTCTCGGTCACGCCATTTTCAAGTTCTTCCATTGGTTCCTCCACGTACAACGCCCGTCGGCTAAAAATGGGTATAAAAAAAGCGCCTATCCCAAACGGGATAAGCGCTTTTGTCAAATTGTAGTGGGCGTTACTCGCCCTTTGGCTGGTTTGTTCTCACAACAGGCTCATTCAGGGGCTTTTCCCCCATCACATGCCCATAATCCGGGCACTGTTTGCTGCGGCAGATAAATTTCAGCACATCCGTGCCGGAATCGGTCCTGCACTCAATTCCACAAGTCGGGCATCTCAAAAAATCCCCTCCATTACCAAAATGCTGTTCCGTACCTTGCCGCCGTAATAGCGGCAAATTCTAAAACAGGGCTGCGCGTTCAACCAAAACTCGATCATGTAGGGTGTCCCCACCTTTCCATCAGCATTTTTCGCTCTTCCGTATTGGCATTGCGATAGTCCTCGTACATATCTGCCGTCCACGGCCGCTTTTTGATATTCACCGGCTTTATCGCCGGGCTCGTCCACCAAACGCAAAAATAGCGTAAAGCATCCGGGAAATGCGTCAATCCGTGCGGATTCTTCGCATACACATCGGCATTTTTGTCGTCTTTCTGTATCTTCGTCAGGCATGTCCACAACTCGCCCGGCTTATAGAACGTCAGATACCCCTTCCCTGTTTTCTCGTCCTTGCGCAGCCATTGCTTCATGGCAGCGCACCCGGCAGGGAAATCGCGGGAACTTTGCACCAGCGGCAGATGCGCTTCGCTGAACAACTGCGCACGGCTCTTGCCGCTCTCCTGGCTGCGGTTCCACAAATCAGGCGGCGCAAGGTACATATCAATTTCCTCGCCTTCGGAATCTCGCAAAATCAGATCCGCTGCTTCGCCAATGGTCTTGTTCGGTCCGCCGTCTACCCGGTACACCGTTGCATGGTTGTTCGGGTCAACGGCGATCCAGATAGCCGCCAACATATCAAGGCCGTAGTCAATCGCCACATAGCGTCTAAGCGGCCCTGTGGGCGGTGCATCGACCAAGTGGGTATCTTTATCAAGCTCACTAAAGAAGCGCCCTCCGGGGGCGGAGAGCGCTTCTTCCTCTGTTGCAGGGTACTCCTGCATCGTTTTATCCTCGCCCAGCGCAGCGACCGTCTGTGCGTACCATTTTTCGGTACGGCGCGGGTCAGTGCTCCAGGGCAAAAACAGCTTGGTAAATCCGTTCCCGGGGTTCGTGTAGATTTCCTCAAACAGCGTGCCCAACTTGATAGTAGACAAGCCAATGACCCGCCCGCCGAACGGTCGGTTGATAACCGGGTATGCTGCCTGCCAAATCTCTTCGGCATACTGCTGGAACGCCCATTCGTCTATCACAATCAAGTCGGCAGTAAACGAACGGCCTGCAGCAGGGCTGGATGGGAACGCCTTAAACACGCTCTCCGGGCTGTCCGGCCACATCACAACAACCTGCATTGTGCTTTTGTAGAACACCGGCCCTGTCCAGCCTGCAACGCTTCCGCCCGGCGTGTCCACTTCCCGGATAAGCCCTGGCATGTACCGTAGTATCACAGCCAAGCGGCGCACAAGCTCTTTGGCCTCGTCCTCCGACCGGCTCAAACCTATGGCAGTACGGCCTGTATTCAGCGCCACAAGCCGCGCCACTTCCACCAGCGCTAACCAGGTAAACCCAAGCTGTCGAGCCTTTAAAACGCACACCAGCCTGTTCCCCGCAAACGCCGTCAGGGCTTTTTTCTGCCCATCCCACAGCGTAAATGGCTGTATCAGTTCATCTGCGTCCTTGTCCTCAATGTGGCAATATGTTTCGCAAAAATACACCGGGTCTTTCCTGCACGCCTCGCGTTCAA